TTCCTATGGAACTATTGGGGGGGTGGTGGCTTTTTAGGGGGGCGGGTGGGAGCTTATAAGCTTAGCTCGCTAGAGGGCGAGTGGCTTATATGCTTTCAAGGGGGTTAGGCTAGCTCAAGGCGAGCTAGATAAGCACTGGCGTAGCCTATTTAGCTTAATATCTGTGTATATCTATTCGTATACACATGGTTGTATACACCTGCTTAGAAATCCTCTGATTTCTAGGTTCTTGAACTATTTAAGCCTTGTGATACTCAAAGATATGCTAACTATTCCCCCGGCTTAACTTTTAGCTTTCCTTGCTTGCCTAATCTCTTTTTGTCGCTCATACCTACAAGGAGCACGACTACAATATCCTGTTTTATTGTTAGACTTAAACAATGGTCTCCCACAATTTTTGCAATGCCTAGTTTCTTTTTTAATACACATGAGTATGATAACGTTAGTGTTAGTTGTTTTTAGCCTTATTAACGTTTGATTATGAAAAGGGAGAGAGTTCAAGTCATCATTTACGATGATCCCACCCCTCTCCCAATTTCCTTTCGGAATGCCCCAGACAGGATTCGAACCTGTGACCTTGAACTGAACGCCATATGTATTGCCTATAGGACGGGCTTCGCGCATGCTCTGACCACTGAGCTACTGGGGCTTATAACCCCTCAAACATAGGGGTAAAATAATAATTTAGTTTCCTGTTATATTTGGCATTTTAATTAAAGGCTTCTTGGGCCTGCTTAACTAATTCGATAGCTTTAGCCATTATAGCCTTTTCGTCTAAATCACCCTTAACTTCTGCTCTTGTTAATGCTTCATGCATTCCCAAAAAGATGTCTTTAGAATAAGCTGTATAAAAGCTTGCACTCGTATTGTTAGTCTTAACTAATGATGGAACTTTCATGGGTTCCCGCGCAACAGGTTTATTTGTTTCTCCATATAAATTCTGTATTGCATATTGTGTTTTTCCATTATATTCTGATTCATTAACATCAACTTCTCGACTCTCTCCCGAAGGAACTTTCTTTAGTTGTGCATTAACATCAGCTTCAAAACATGACATCCAACCTGCTTGAGTTGAATACCTTGTGTAGTCTTTGCCGTTTTTAGAGGTTTTATCCTCATGCGCATCAATAGTTATTTTCATTGTTTTAGTTGTCATTTTTTCGCTCTACCTCCCTTGCAATTCTATCTATGTAAGACGCAAGTGTCTCGTCCTCAAACTTTGGGATTTTAAGTCTTAACCTGTCCCATGTGCTTAAGTAGAATCTGCCTATTTTCCATTCAGTTTTCATATTAATTTCTCCCCTGCTAGTTTGTCTAATTCTTTAAAAAACCATAATCTTTGAACATTATAACCTCTTAATGATTCTGCATTTATAGGAGAGTTTATTCTATCTTTCAATTCCTTAATAAATTCTTTGATATCTTCTCCTTTAAAATACCAATTTCCATCTAAGTCTAAATCCTTACTCTTATCACTTAATGTTTCAGTTTTCATCTTGTTTCACCTCGTCGTTATAAGTATTAGCTTCTTCCATTATTCGAGCATAGTTTTCTTCTTCCCTTAACTCTTTATATTCTTTGTTTTCCATATGTTACAGAAGTGTTACACCTTTATATATGTTTCTATTTTAAGCATCTACATATAGAGGCAGTCTATACACAGTTCCATTTAATTCAACACGAACACTTTTTAGCGACGCTGTTGCTGCTGCAATTACACCTCTATCACTTGCAACAAAGTTAATTGTTCCCTCACTTACATCTGCTTGTTTTAGAGTTAATACTGGTATTGCTCCTGTTGTGCTTGATTGATCTACTTCTAATTTTGCATCTGGACTTATTGCTCCTGTATCTCCTGGACCTATTGATACGTTTCCATTTGTGTCTATATAAAAGTGGTGTGCTCCTCCTATTTGTATTCTGTATTCTATTGCTGAGTCCAAACTCATTACTGCTTCATCTAATATATTAGAATATCCGAAGTTTACTCCTTGTGATCCTGTGTCTGCTTGGTAACATATTCCACTAAATCCTGTTGCACTTTTATTAACAACCCTCACGATTGGGAATGTAGCAAGTGTGTCTTCAACACTTAATGCTTTTGTTGGGCTAGTTGTTCCTATTCCTACATTGCCAGTGCTTCTATCTATAGCCATAGCCACATCTCCCGCAGCGCTGTTTTCATGTCTTGTAAAATATAAGTCGTTTGTATCTCCTCCGTCATATTTTATTGTCCATCCATAGTTTACTGATTCTTCTCCCATTCTTATTGTGCTGTTATAACCACTATCAGTTATTATTCCTAATTCATTATCCGTAGTTTTTGTGTAACTACCTACTTGAAGAATACTTGCTGGAGTTGCTGTTCCTATCCCAACATTGCCTGTGTCTGATTCTAAAACTAATATGTTATCAACAACTCTTGTGAATAAATCTGTTTTATCTCCACCTCCAAATATTAAGTGTTCTGTGTTCATTCGCATATCTATCCAGTCTGCGCCTGTTGATTTGTCTGTCATGCAAAATCTTGGCTGTAATCCTCTAAGTTCTAATCCTCCATCTATTCCATTATTACATTGTGAATCAATTCTTACGTCAAACCTTTCGTCTGTGTTTGCGGCTGTTCCTACAACATCTAGGTTTACTGCTGGTGCTGATTTGTTTACTCCTACATATCCGCTATTATTAACAATAAAATCTGTTCCACTTCCATTAATTGATACTTTAAAATCTAATGCTCTTACTGTTAGATCTTGCCAGGCTACCCCTGAGTGGACTGATGACAAAAAGGCTTCTGTTCCATCATGATTTAAAGAGACTCCTTCCGCTCCTGCTGCATTTATTGTGTTTCCAATTCTTGTCTGTCCTCCAACTGGGCCCGCTGTTATTGATCCCTCTCCTGTCATGATCCCAGTTGCATCAACACTGAATGCTGGGTTAGGTGCTCCGTCTGAGGCACTTAGTTCTGAGTGTCTGTGCAATGTGTCCGCCATTGAATCATCTATTAATGTTACATAGTCTGCTATTGCTGTGTCTACATATTTTTTATTAACTAGGTCTATATCCTCTATTGGTGCTTCCCTTTTTAATCCTTTTACATGTTCCCCTGAATTATTTGGTAAAACAAAGTTTCCTGCTATCTCTGCCTGTGGATTAGGGACTGATGGTTTCATATTTTTTAGAATAGAGTTTGCCGAAGGTGGTCTTGCCATTATAACAACACCTGATTTCTCTGTAATACTTTGGTTTCTAATGGAACTAAGTTTGTGATGTTCCCAGTTTGTTTAGTTGTCTCTGCAATTAAACCCTCTTCGATAGGCCAGTTGGTTCTTAATTCTTTTTCGCCTTTTGTGTTTGCCATAGAAATAGATGTTTATTAAGTTAATAAATCTTACGCTGCTTTCAATACTGAGGCATAACCAATCCCACCGTCTGCCCATATATTAATTTTATCTGCAACAACTGGAGCTCCTGCAACGAATGCCAATTTAGAACTTAATGTTGAATATCCACTTACCTGTATTATTCCTGCACCCACGTTTGTTCCATCATATCCGGCTGTGCCAATATCTGTTAAACCAATTTTAAAAGGCCAGTGTGAAATTAAGTTTGTTTCGTTGTCTGTTCCTTGAAAATCTGCTCTGACTTGTTCGTCTGTTAAAGCTGTGTCCCAGTATTTAACATCAGATATTGCTCCTGAAAATTCTTGAGTTACTGAGTTATCACCTGCTTTATTAGCTGCGCCTATTCTTCCTGAATCTATTCCTGCTGTTGCTCCAAACCATGCCGCCAAATTAGTTGATGTTGTATTTGTTTGCGCAATTCTCTCTCCATTAACATATAGCTGTGGAACTCCTCCCTGAACTAATGCAACGTGCACCCATCTGTGCAAATTATCAACTATTACTGCATCACTTGTAACTACAAATTGAACTGTTGTGTTATCTGTGCAACGTGCAACTAACTTTCCTAACTCTACATTTAATTCAATAAACTCTACGACGTTTTTATCACCGCACCCAATAATAGTCTCAGTTCCAACATCTCCAGGGCATATCCATGCTGTGAAAGTTCCTGTTGTATCTCCTGCTGCAACTTGTGCTGCTGCGAAAGCATCTACTTGAATATAGTCGTCGACGTTTCCGCCTAAACATTTAATCGCAGAACGTGCTGGTGTTAAACTCCCACTTACTGTGTAAAGATCAGTAGCTGCCATTATGCTACGGTTCCTGATGAATTAATAACACCCTTCTCAATTAAATCTCTTATTAATGTTGCAAGAACATCACTTGTAACTCCTAGCGTTGCGGTATTTGCATCAAAAGTATAATCTTCTGTAAAATTAGTCACTTGGAATTTAGTTTGAAGTAAATTCTTCTCGTTGTCTGTCATTATTTCTTCTCCTTTACTTTAACTTCCTTAACAACTTCCTCAACAACTTCCTCAACAACTTCTAACTCAGGATTTCTTAAAAGTAAAGCGTCTGCACTTGCTTTCGCTCTTTTCCTAACTGCTTCTGTCTTAGTTATTCCTGAATTTAAATGAGGTAAAGCATTATAATTATTTTCAATATCCCTAAAATTCTTATACGCAATTTCCCTATTTTCCTTTGTCATCGGATTATCCTATTGTGTCCGATATAACGTGCACTGCGTTTGGATCATGCAAGATGCATTCACCTTCTTCGGCTACTCTTATTTTAGTTCCTATAAGTGGTTCTACTATTGACACTGCTGTCAGTCCTAAGAATGATTTCCATGTTGCTGCTCTATTAGGGACCCATTGGTAAACCCAATCTGTAGTGAATATTTCATCTACTAAAACATTACAACCTAAGATCTCCATAACAACTCCGCTTCTAACTTTCTCACTTGAGAAGCTTGGAATACTTGATCCTTTAACATTAATTAAATATGACACTAAGAATTTATGTTCAATACTATTCATACCTAACATTGATCCTTCTGGGTTATATCCTTGTGCTCTTAATAATTGCTTTCCGTTAAGAATATCTAATATTGGATTTGCTGTTCCTGTTTGATCCCACCCATCAGTTGATGGTGTATTCTGAACTGTTACTGCTCCGTTAGTTAGTGGCTGTGTTGGTGTTGCTGCTAAACAATTATACATTACTTCAAAAATTCTTAAACCAATCTTTCTCTGAACTGCAACTGTTAAGTCTCTTACGTTTGTGCTTAATATGTCTACATCATTATCTTTTATATCTTCCATTGAAATCATAGGTGATTCTACCATAAATTTCTTAACATAAGAAGTGTTCCTTGTCCAACTTTGTTCTGTAACAAAGGGCCTTGCATTACTTGCAACATTGTTCATAACTGAGATTGCTGTGTCGTCAGTTGTAGAAGTGTCTAAGAATCCTGAGGTTTTCTGATACCATCTTATTTCTCTTGCTGCTGTTTTTGCATTTGAAATGTATTGCTTTAAAACATTTGGGAATAACTCACCAAATCCTTTTGCCAATTTATCAATATCAATTCCTCTAATTTCTGCTTGTCCGCTGCTATCTGCCATTATGCTATCGCTCCGCTTCCGCCTGGATTAAGCCTAAACAAGAAAGTTTGATTAACTCCTGATGGTGCTTCTAAAGCATATCCTAATTGTGCCGCTCCAGTTTTTCCAGTTGTAGTTTCTAATAAATTTGGTGTTGCGTCTGTCATTAAACCTATACCTATTGAAACTGCTGCTCCTGCAACTCCTTTAAATATTCCACCCATATAAACTGCGATCATAGTCTTACCATCATTTGCAATTTTTTCTTCTGCTGCAATTCCTGCAACCATATCACCTTGTCCTGATGTTATAATAGCTGTCATAGATTCAGTTAATTTAAGAATAGATCCTTTTTCAATGCCTGTCCCGTCGGCACATTTAAACATAACTGGTAATTCAGTCTCTACCATTAATGTTGTTTCGTTTGCCATATCTTACATCTAATTATAATCTTTATAAATGTTTTGTTTTGTTAATAGAAAAATAAAAAGGAGGGGATACATGTATCCCCGGAATAATAATGTGCGAAGCACCTACTTCTTTTGTTCGTCAGCGATCTTTTCCTCACAAAGTTTTATCATCATTTCCCTGATTGTTATTTCAGCTTTGTTTCCCATGATGATTTTTTCTGATTCGGTCTTAATTTGTGTCCACATAACTTCTTCTTTAGTTCCTATTTTCACTCCTAAGTCCTCTTTCATATTTCGCCTGACATGGCTTTCTTTGCATAATCACTCGCAGATTCTTCTACCTTAACAGAATCTCCTCCTGCCTGACTTCTTCCGCCTAGAATTTTTTTTGCTTCGAGTTCTTCTTCTCTTTTAAGAAGTTCTTCTTTCCGATCATTCTGTTTTCTAAGTTCTTCTGCGGCCAATACTGCACCATCAATCATACTCGGGGTTTTTCTTTCTTCAGTGGGAACCCCGTCACTAATATTTTCAATTGGTTTTTCTTCTCCTTCCTTATTTGAGTTTTCGACCTCTTGGCTTTTTTCTTCATTCATTTTACCATACCCCCTTTCAAAAAATATAAGTCTGTCCCTTTTTTTTATTTTTTGGAATACTCATGTTCAACCCGTAATATCTTGCCATCTCTGTGAAAATATATGCCAGGAAGAAAACTATTATTGGTTTGCAAATTTCATAAGTTAAATCACCAGTTG